TTCTCCTACTATATTTTCCCATTCATGATAGAATCTTTCACCAACTATATCTAAAGAAGAGTTATCATAATGTATAGAAGAATTTATGAAACTTGCAGCAGAGACATATGCACTGAGAATTAAACCTTCGCCAAGATCAACTATAATTGGAGGGAATGCTGGAGACGATCCATCAAAATTTGATTCATTTGTAAATGTTAGATCATCAAAATTAATAAGTGGTCCATAGATATCTGTATTTAAATTATCCTGCCCTTGTCTAACAATTGAAGTTGAAGACCACGACCAAAACCCATAAAATCCTGGTGCCGAAGCTGCCGAGACTGACGGATTTGATGCTGCTAATGCAGCATTTGGAACTAATTGACCGCTTGGATAGTATTGATAATCTGGCTGTGATCCTGCTCCAAAGTCTTTATGTATCTTAGCTCTAATTATTTTAAAATTAATAGGACTTAAGAATTTTTCTCTAACAGTATCTAGAAAATACATTGTAGCAGCAGAGAAAGCTATAGCACTAGAATTATTTTGCTGTCCGAAGCCAGCTTCAGACTCGCCTTGTGACCAAATTAAAGTTACATTTTTTAATTTAGACATTCCTCCCAAAGAACTAATTGCTAAATCTAGGGCAGACGAAAATCTATTATAAAGTGGATAGATTTGAGTGGTACTTGGACACCAAGTATTGTTTCCTTCGCTATTTACAACTAATGAATTATCTTGACAGAACTTAAATAAGTAAGTATCTTTTCTAGAATTATCTCTTAGCAATTCAGCAAACCTAACCTCAGGACCCCAAAATGATGATGTATTGTTATATGTTGAAGCTTGAAATGGAGCATCTATTTGTGTATTATCAAATGGTATAAGTGATTTAAATGAGGATGTGTCAATATCCCAATAATTTACATCTGTTACGACTCCTTTACTAGATGAGCCTTTTCCATTCATGTTACTTTGGCCCGCTAGAATAACTAAATTCTTCTTTAACGCTAATTCTGGAGATAGCTCTCTCCCTCCTCTACAGGATACAGTACTACTTACATAATAACCATAATATGAAGCACTTGACGTTAAATCATTACATTTTGAATAGACATCTGGTAGGTTATTGTAATCGCTAATTGATTGGTAAGATAAAGAACTTGGTATTAATCCTAAAGGAATCCTATCCGTTGTAAAATTATTGTCCAATGCAATTGGCATATTAAACCCGGTTCGATCATAGTAAGTTTCAAATGGCATTATCTTTTCATATGATCTTCTTCTCAAAGTATTTCTAGGTACATCGGTTATTGTTGTGGAATTCTTTAGTAATGGAGACTGCAAAGTTTCCATTGTTCCTCTTTGAAGATCATGTCCAGCCGAAGTGTTTCTTTTGTACGAGCTTACATACAAAGCAGAAGTCTGATAGTTTATTAGACCTTTATTACCATGTTCTTGATCTGCGTATTGACTAACTCGAAATAAATTTTCTACTGCTTTGGCATAATCTATAGTATGAAGATTTAAATTTAATAGTGGTATCGCATGAGCAGGGGCATACTCACTAATTATTTGAGATAGTATTTTTGGAGCATCGCCCGCATCTTCTTTTTCATCTTTTCTGCTGAAATCAAAATCATTCGCTGACAAATCTAATTTAAAATGAGAAGATTTTCCAGACCACAACGAAGCGTATTCAAGTTTTTTGTTTTCTATATTAGAGATTAAATTACTTATATTTGGTGGTTCATTGTAACCTGAAGTAAAGAATAGCCAGCTATTTGACCTAGCCAAATTGTCAACATCTAAAGTATTAGACGTAATGTATTGTCCTACTTTATTTGCAAAAGATCTATTAACACCAAAACAAATTAATCTATCTACAATTAAATCTATCATCTTTTTATCTAATTCTACATTTACATAGTAAGGATATTCCTCAAATGGTGGAATTGAATAATCTCTTCCTCTGTAATTAAAACTAGAAAGATTAGATGGAAAATTAAAATTTGATGAGACAGATGAAGTATTTTTTAATTCATAAATAATTCTATCTGTAACTAATCTAATATTTTCATCTATACTTGAATAAGAATAATGTCCTATTTCTGAATCGTTTGCTAATTCTAAAGTCCAAGTATCATTTGATTCAAAATAAGGAGATTCTGTTGCTAAAGAGTAATAAATTAAATATGGAACATAAGATTCCCAAAGCTCATTCAACTCTGATTCTATACTAAAGACATCCTTTGGAAATACATTGTTTAGAGCAAACTGAATAGATTTCTTAGTTCCTGCTTTTTTATAAATACTAACTGCATTTCTAATCTGAAGTCTCCATCTATCTGGATCTGATCCAAATAATTTCCAACCTATTAAATCGGCTAGTAATGGCAAAAATTCCGTTGGACAGCTTTCGATATCATTCAAAGATTTAAGTTTTTCGTTTCCGTCATTTATATCGAATGCTGCTAAAGAGATTATTTGAAGTAACTTATGAAATGGTCCGTCAGGAATTTTGTTTTTAATTTTTAATTTGCTTTCTCTATAAAGATCAAAACGATCTTTAACAGTAAAATCAGATCTGTCAGAATAGAGTGGAGAATAAATTATATCTATCCAAGTATTTAATTTATCTAATTGTTGAGTTCCACTAACATACTTTCCTGTAGAGCTAATAAAAATTGATGGGTAGTAATTTTTTAATTCATTTTTCCAAATAAACTTCATAAGAAGTTTTATACAATCATTAATATTTATAGATTTTCCAAAATATAAATTAGAAGCTATTAAATCAGATATTTCAGAAAAAACATTTGTTATTGGTCCTGAGGTATTTAGTAAATATAACCAAGAAAGATTGTCTATTAGATATGCGTGTACTCCAGAAAAGATTTCACCTTTTGAAAAATATAAACTTGGATAATTAAGTCTTATTGAAGGAAGTAAAGTTGAATCAATATAATTTTTAAATTCTCCGCTTGAATTAAAATCAGAATAACTTAGATTAACCCTGTCTAATATTTTTTCATGAAAAAGTTCTGGAGTTATTTCAGATAATCTATTTTGTTTTATAAAATATTTAGAAATTCCCTGATATGAGTTAATTGAACTGAGTACAGTCCCAGAAATAGAAGATACGTTTAGTATTGATGATATATCACTTGCTATATCAATATGACAATTTATTATCTTATCTTTTAAATCAACATCTTCACCAAAATTATTTAAATCATCATAAATTAAATACTTTGGAACAATGTACTCTAAAGCTTTAGAGTAATTGGATTTGTAATATGTTTGATCATTTAAATATGATTTGTCTAACATTAGATTAACACTACGTTAATAGTAAAATTGTTTATTTGAATAATTTCATTAAAATCTACAACTATTGGGGAGTCTATATTATCTATTGTAGCAAATCTAACGTCAGGCACTTCAAGAATAAACCTTATTAAATCTAAAGGTTTAAATGGTTCCCCAAACTCTGCATTATCTACGTTAAAATATTCTATTATTTTACTTCTTACTCTGTTAGTTATATCTGATTGAAAGTTCTTAAACTTCTTTTCTATATGTATTGTTAAAAATATGTCTAATGTTCTTATCAACCCATCAACAACAACTGGCTCGTCAGTAAGCATTTTTTTATCTTGAATCGCTTCAAGTAATTGTTTTTTATATTCTGGAGTAGCCTTTCTAAGTTGAACATTTGATGATTTTTCTAATACAAATAAATCAATTATATTAGCTGACGAATATGCTCTTCTTACCACTGCATTAGCCTTCCCAGTTGATCCGTAATTTGATATAAATGTATTAGCAAATGATTTATAGTCTATTAGGGTAACCAATCTATCCTGCCTTCTAAATATAAGAGGAGAATACTTCTTAGCATGAATTACTGACTCAGCATCTGCGCCCCCAGTCGCTTCTGTTGTATTCTGCACAATTGCATTGCCTTGAGAAAAACTACCATTATCTAAAGTAACATTTATTGGAAAGTTAATAATCTCTGAAGAAATATTACCTCTGGTTCCTCCACCAGTTCTATAGATTATAGTGTAAGAATCTCCTAATGAAGGAGATATAGCTAATGTAGAATCTCCAAATAATATTTTTGCTTTAAATAAATCGTCAGTAGTTATTTGAAAAATTTTATCAGATTGTCCCGATGCAAAGTATAAATTCTCTTCTTCAGTATACACACCTCTCGTTAATGGATTTCCTTCTATAAATATTTGTGCGCTTTTTTCAATATAAGGGAACTGGGATAATGAAATTGATCTAAGAGAATCTTCTGAGTTAAACTGACCAGTTTCAATTACTAATGCTCCCTCAAGAAACACAGCATTATTAATAGTAATATTATTATGTACAGAACTTACATTAAATACAATATTAGTAGACAGTGTGTCTAATTCAACCGTACCATTTGAATTAACTTTATATAATGTGTAAGTTATTGCTCCATTGTCTTCGGGAGAATTTATTGTTATAACTCTATTTTCTGGTGTTATCGTTACTGCCGAGACATTAGGTAGAGTTGTTTGAATTTGTATTTTTGCATTAGCCGCCGCACTAATTGGTCCTTTCATTCTTACACCAATTAATTCTAATAATTTTTTTACACTACTTCTTTTCTTAGCACTTCTTAAAAATAATTCGTTAGCTATAAAATCAGTTTTAAAGGATTGAATATGACCAACAGCAGCCATTAATTCTATTAATAATACCCCAAAATCGGACTCAGAAAAGTTATTGTAGTCTAAGGGGAAAGCGGCTTTTGCATAATTTATTAATGTGGTTCTAAATGAAGCAAAGTCCGCTGCGGTATAATCTAATACTTTCTCAACATAATCAGCCGCAGGGGGAATTAGCTTTAAGAAGTCTGAGTTAACTGTTGCTGAAAATACCATTAGAGTTCAAAATTAAAATCAAAATTTACCATATCAGCATCATTAGTAGTACAAAATAAATTAATTTTCATTTGACCGGATGGAAGTTCATTTATTTTTAAACCAGATATAGTAACTTTACTTAAATATCTATATATTGAGTTTTTAATTGTATCTCTTACTTGAGAAAAAGTAAACTCATCTAACGGTTCCATTAAGTACTTTCTAAGACTACACCCATATTGAGGAAGCATAAACCTTTCTCCAGGTTCTGTTTTAAGGAGGGTACTTAGATTGTTTTTAATTAAATTTAATCCAATATCTTTAGTAAAGTAACCTCTAATTGGATTAACTTCTATAGGATACTTAAATCCAACATTTTTCTTTAATTTTAAGTTTATGGTGTTTTTAACTTGTGGTGGTATGGATTTTCCATAAACATTAATACTATTTGATATTGTCATTTGTAACTCTAGTTATTATTAAATGAATTTGTATCTATGTTTTTAAAGAATATTTTTGAAGCGTTGTAATTCTTTAAAACTTCAGAATTTGTTAGTGCTTTTGAGTAGAATTTAATCCCTCCCATATAACCTTTTAGACCACTTATCATACCTCCATACTGACCACCCATAAAGTTGCCTGTCTGCATTCCGTCTGTGTAGCCTCCACCTAGAATCCAAGGAGTGAAGTATTGGTCTAACTTAGGTCCAGTTTTTAGCTCTGGCACATTAACAGAGGACATAAAGTTTGAATTGTACTCAAATGAGTTGTTCAATTTAATTGAAGGTATGTTTAAATAGCTCTTAGTTGAATCAATTCCAAATACTTGAATATAGCTTGAAGTTGTTAGTAACTGACCATCACAGTAAAGTTTTACTTGATTCTTTATTGGATCCATAGTTAATGTTAATTGGCAGAACTCATCATTACAAGAAGATAGTTGTATGCCATCAACTTTAGAACTTAATGGAAATGTCATTCCATACCATAAATTTTTAAAATTAGAGCACCCATCCTCTAAATCGTAACTTTTATTTATAAATCCAATACTTGATGAATTAAAAGATTGTGTAGGAGCAAATACTATACAAGCAGCACTTGTTGGATTGTCTGACGAAATGTTTGATCCAGTTTGATTTAATGTGAATCTTCTATCTCTAGTGAATCCAAAAATAACTCCCCTACAAATATCAGCAGAGTTATCATTAGCTAATGTTAAAATGTCTGACTGTTGAGTTCCACCGGCCCTTAGTCCAGTATTCTCATTTGCTAATATTAATCTATACAATCCACTTGCATTATTGCATCCATACCCACTTACATCGCTATTTAAATTAGGGGCATGAACCCAAGCTTCAAAAGTTGCTCCCTGATCATTGAACAATAAATTTTGAAACTCTCTTTGTTCTGGTAGGCGTATGTAACTTCCTACTGAGCTAGGGACTGTCGGTTGTGTGCTTGAGTGTTTAGTTACCCCATCGAGCCTAACGATGCCAACTCCGTTTCTAAATATTGAATTTTCTTTTGGTCCAACTAACTGTGCATTCATTCTTGTGCTAAGATCGGAAGAGTTATTTAATCTAAAATTAGTGGAAGAAGTATCATCTATTTCAAATTTTAACAAATTATAAAGAGCAATCAAATTTGAAGTTTCTATAGAATTAGTTATTGTTAGTTGAGGGGCCATTAAGCCAGACCCATCTGCCACTATAGATCCAATACCTATATTATTTATTAATAAATGATTAAGTATAATTTTTTCTGGTTGATCTATTTGTTGAACATATCTAACAGTTAGTGGAAGAACAACCCCTGATACTTCATTCTGGCTTAGAACAAGACTCTTTTGTTTTTCAATATCTAATTTATAGTTTATACCCTGTAAATAAGAAAAATCATTTACTGGAATTTCGTCTCCTGGATTATAGATAATTTCGTTTCTGTAAATAGATGGCATAAGGACAGCCAACTCTATTTGTTTCTTTCTCTTATTGATTTTTTGTTGATGATGTGATGACTCTGATAGGATTACTTGTTTCATATTTGAGATAACAATTTCAGCAGCAGAAGAATTTTTCAAATCAACTATTTGAGAAGATAGATCAAATACTCTTCTATTCATTTGACCTATAATTTCTCCTAAAGTTTCATCCTTATCATAATATTCTCTAATAAAATTAGATTCATTTACAATTTTTGGATCTAATATTGTATCAATATATATATTTAAATTATCTAAAGTTACTTGTGTCCCTCTACCTCCTAAACTTGAATCAAAATCTAATTTCCATAAAAAATTGTTTTGTAAATTAGATTTTCTATTTTCTATTTCAGTTAAAACTGGTATCAAGCCACTGGTTTGTGAATCATAATACAACCCATCAATAGACAAAATAAACTTACCTATAATTGATATAGGAGGACCAAACTTTAATCTAATTATCTCTTCAACTTTTTCAGGAATTGGAGGTAATTCTATTGGTAAGTTCGTGCCTTCTAGGGTTGACGAAAACACTGCCTTGAATACTGGCTCAAGATTTGGGTTTTCAATTCTACTAGCTAAAATACTATCAATAATTCTAAGTTGATCTGTGGCAGCTTTTTTAAATTCTGTAGCTTCGTTTATATCGCTTCTAACTATATCAAATTTTCTTAACAATAATAATTTTTGAAACTCATCTGGTCTTTGTTGTTCTAATATTGTTAATTGATTTGCGTTTGCTCCTCCTGTGTAATTTAAATAATCACTATAGGATTGTATACAATCAGAAATTTCATCTATTTGTTGTTGAACTGATTCAATAACAGTGTAAATTCTTCCAGCGTGTGAAGCAGCTTGAGTCAATACCCCCAAGAAACCACCAATAGTATTAAGGACATCGCTCCCTCTCTGATCTAAACCATTTCTAGAGGAGTCTAAAATTAATCTAAATCTTCCAACTTCAGTATCATATTCTATAATGCCATTAAGAAACCCAAGAGAAGCTAAAGCAGATTTAATACTGTCATCAGCAGCCGTGATTCCATCTTGAGTTGCTTTTCTTATTGGATCTAAAATTTTACTTGGCAAAAGACTAAGAAGATCTTGAGCTATTCCAATTAAGCAAGACGGCATTCCAAATGCAGAACCTAAAGCCGTTACAGGATTTTCACCACGCCCAGCATTATAGAAAAATGTTTTAGTGTCGAATAGAGCCATTATTCACCGTATGCGTTCTTTTGTATATTTATTTGTCTTGGACTAGAAGCCTCCGCAGCCACTGTAGAAAATCCAGAATTTAAATGTATCTGTGATCCGTCAACATTACAATTTCCCTCTGCCTTTAAATTCATTATTCTACCAGATTGAACCTTTAGGTTATCAGAAGATTTAATATTAACATCTGAGCCAGCCTGAATGTTGCAGTTGGAGGAGGACTTTAAGTTAATAGCTCCCCCGCCTGCTTCCATATTTATGTTACCATTATTAGATTTCATTGTTATATCACCATCGGCTCTTAAGTTAATAGTTGCAGCAGAGTGAATTAGAACTGTACCATCTTCTCTGATTTCAACTCTAGCCTTTGGTGTAGTAATATATATCTCACTTTCAGTTCCATTAACTGCTATATTAACATCAGAATTTATACTTCTAATGTTAATATTTCCTACCCTAGCTGAAGAATAATTCTTATTTCTCGATGGTATAGCTTCACTTGTCGGTGCTGACGGTGGGGGGGCTATGTATCCAGAAGGACCAAATGCTCCAGTAGAATAGTTTTGAATATTAAATTCAGTCCCATCTACTACCTTCATATCCATCAATCCTCTAGTGGTCGTATAAAATTGAGGACCTTTAGAGAATACAATTATTGATCTACTAGGATATATTGGGTGTGGCGCAAGCGTGGGTGGCATCGCCAGCCAATCATGTGACACGATTCTTATACCGTCACCATGTTCATTTCTCATTAGAATATGGCTATGCATCGGGGAATCTATTAAAGAAATCTTTTTATTAAACTCACTTTTTAGTTCTACTTTAGAGTCAATATAAGGCAATAGTTTCTTTCTAGAAATTCTTAATCCAGATCCAACTTCATTTGTATAATGAATTTTCTGAGGTATGTTTTTTTCTGTATAGATCGTAGGGTCTTCAGTTAGTGGTAAAATTTTAATTGATGGGTCATAAATCCAATCAGGAGGCGTGCCACCAACAATTGTTGAGATATAGTAATAATTTAAAGAGTTAGCAGAACTATGCTCCATTATTATTACTAATGATCCAGTGTTTGGTGGAGTTAATTGTCCTCCTCCTCCAACAAAGAAAAATGGGGATGTATATAATACAGTAATCTCGCGCCCATCTTCAAGTCTAGCTAAAAACTCAAATCTTTTATTTACATCTTGAACATCTATTACTACACCTATTTTAAAATTTGTATTCATTTTATGTCCTTCCGACGAAGAAAAAATTAATCTGTAACTCGTATGCTAGTGGCTTCTGGGGCCCCAGGGTCAGAAGTATGAGGTATGGCTTCAGGATTAGGTGGAGAACCTAAAGAATCAGAGGCAGGGTTAGTGGCTAAAGATTGAGGGTCAGTTGGAGTAGCAAAAGTTTTAGATAATAAAAATTCAGAATACATTTCCGTTGGCGATATAAAATGACGATATCCTTGTATGAAATATAGACCAGTATATAGAGCTTTTTGTTTTTTATTATTAAATTGATTAATTAAATTTTGAAATCCAATTAGAATACAACGATGGGCACTCATAAATCCATTAATGCTAAACCATGGTAAAGTTTTAATTTTTACTCTAATAGTTTTATTAGACATTTTTTCAAATAACTCTTTTTCAAATTCTATTAGTTCTTGATGTTTTAAAAACTCTATTTGTGGTGAAATAGTCTGCCCCCAATTAAGTTTTTTAGCTATTTCCACAGTAAAAAGTGCTGTTACTTTATCTAAAGATAAGCCTTCACCATGGTGTCCAATATAGCCTTGTTCACCACTGACCTGAAGATTACCTAACATTCTTAATTCTCTAATATTACTATATTGATCTGCTTTACTTTGTATGAACTGAAAAAGCTTATTAAGATCTTTAATTATAGTAGGATCAATTTTACTTTGTTGTAAAACTAAATCGTAGATATTCTTCATTATCTTCCCATCCGAGGTAACAGCTTTGATTGTCTCGTTTTCTGACCGATGCCCACCTATCCGATGATGCCCTGTGTTAGTAGCACCGAAATTAAGCTTATCAATGGTACTATAGTTTCCAAGATGTTTTGAATCAGTGATAAAAGGTATTAATGACCTTTCGCTATATCCTGTATTGTAAACATCCATAAAACTAATTAAATTATCAATTTGTAAAGATAATACATTTGCGTTAGACATATTATGTCTAAAAACTGGGCAATCTAATAATTTAATAGATTCTGTAGAAGCAGAATCTAATAATAATTGATCATCTAATGTTAATAAATCATTTTTATTAGTTTGAAGAGAATGAGTACTCAAATTCTTTTTTCTCATTAAGAACATTTTATTTCTAAAATTTTCTTTGTTATCAACATAAAGATATTTCTCACTAGGCGAAAGTTTTTTAGTAACATCTTCAGGAATCTCATTAACGGTTGAAATTGATTGGTGATTTGAAGCATAAAGCAATTCTTCGATCATGTTTTTATCACCAAAAATAAAAACAGGTTTATTTGGATCTAAAACTTTCGCAGCGTAGTCTGAACGGCTAGTCGAGCCTTGTGAGTCAATCAGCTTCTTGTCGCCGCTGGTGCCGCCGTGCCACAGGGTGGTGTTGTCTCGTTCATATTCAGCGAGCCGCCGAAATTGTTGGCCGTACAACAACCCCACCATTTCGATTTGCTTATCCATATTGGTACTAAAGTAAGATGTAGTACCAGAAGAATGACTGCCCTGCAAGTATTTGTCATGGTTTAAGGAAAATATTTCTT